AAAAAGTTGAAAGTTAACTTTGGGGTGTAATATGGGATACATTCCATGGCTAAAAGAAAATATACCAAACGCTCAGAATATTGGAACCAATTTGACGCTGGTGACCACCCCTCTCTTCCTCCTAACGAAGAGATGACACCCGAACTCTTGGGAGATCCCTTCTATACTTCAACCGCCTCTTATGAATATATTTCTAAGGCGCGGCGGCAAGCTGTGACTGAGCAATCTTTTAAGGGTTCCCGCACTAACAGGGTGGCTTATAATAACCCCAAAGATAGATTTTCTAGCATTCGGGTAGGGATGCTTCCATATGAGTATGCCTCTGATGGGGTTAGCGCTAGAGATTCTATCGAGCTGTGTCAAAAAGCTTACGCAAATGTGGCAGTTTTTAGAAACGCCATAGACATAATGTCGGAGTTCACCAATACCGATATCTATTTAGAAGGCGGAAGCCGCAAAAGTAGAGAATTTTTCTACGAGTGGTTTAAAAGGGTAAATATTATTAATCTAAAAGACCAGTATTTCCGCGAATATTACAGGAGTGGCAATGTCTTCCTTTATAGGATAAATGGGAAATTCAAAGCTCAAGACTATGCGAAATTAATAAACCAAGTAGGATCAATAGATACTTCTACAAATGAAATCCCTCTTCGTTATATTTTGCTAAACCCTTTCGATGTCGTAGCTAGAAGGGCGTCGAGTTTTACTTATGGTGGGTTTTATCAAAAAGTTTTATCCGAATATGAAATAGCCCGTCTCGCCAATCCCCAAACAGAGGAAGATTTAGCTATTTTCCAAGGATTGGACCCCGATACTCAATCGAGGATACAGGACGGTTCTTATTCTGGGATGGGTATCCACATGGATTTAGATCCCAAAAGACTATCGTATTCTTTTTATAAAAAACAAGATTACGAGCCTTTCGCCATCCCGTTTGGATTTCCTGTTTTAGAAGATATCAATGCCAAGCTGGAATTGAAAAAAATGGATCAAGCTATTACCCGCACGGTAGAAAATGTTATTTTGCTTATCACCATGGGGGCCGATCCCGATAAAGGGGGCATCAACCCCAATAACATGGCGGCAATGCAGAACCTTTTCAAAAATGAAAGTGTGGGGCGGGTATTGGTTTCAGATTATACTACCAAGGCAGAATTTATTATACCCGAACTTAATTTGGTTTTGGGGCCAGAAAAATACCAAATACTTAATGAGGATATTAAACAAGGTCTCCAAAACATTGTAGTTGGAGAAGAGAAGTTTAATTCTACTCAGGTAAAGGCTCAAATCTTTATTGATCGGTTACAAGAGTCTCGTTATGGGTTTTTAAATGATTTTCTCAATCGCGAAATTAAAAGAATAGCCAAAGACCTTGGTTTTCGGTCATGGCCTGAGGCGAAGATGAAAGATATCGATATGAGGGACGAGGTTCAGCTTATGAGGGCTTCCACTAGACTTATGGAGTTAGGGATTGTCACTCCCAAACAGGGAATGGAAATGTTCCATAATGGGAGATTCCCTGAACCAGATGATCTACCCAATGCTCAAAAAGATTTCCTAGAGGAGAGAGAGAAGGGTTATTACAATCCTATAGTGGGAGGTGTTCCTGTTATCGCCCCCGTTGGCGGCGAGGTAAATGGCCCCAGAAAAGAAGCGGGTAGACCAGAAGGCACCACTGATATTCCTATTGTTGATGGAGCTTACTCTAGGGCTAATATACAAACTACCATTTATGAAATTGATAGTTTTATCGATGATGCTAAAGGTAAAATGGTTAAACAGTTGGGTGTTAAAGAACTTAGCGAGGCTCAACAAAACATGGTTAGCAATTTGTGCGAGTCTATAGTGTGTTCTCAGAATAAAGAATATTGGGGGGAAACCTTGGAATCTTGTGTAAAAGATTTTAATGAAATAGAGAGTCTTCAGTCTTTAAAAGAAGTTTTAGACATCTCAGCCAAACATTCACTAGAGGCATATCCTGCCGCCATCTTATACCATAGCCATGAAACCAAATCTTAAATCGGATCATTTTTTTAATGAGGATTCTGTTGAAGTCTCGATTACTGAAGCAGAGAAAACAAAAAAACAGTGGGACAAAATTGATAAAAAAGAACTCAAGCGTGACACCAAAAAAGAAAAGAAAGAGCACGAAGAGGACGCTATAGAGGACGATAAGAGTAAAATTAAAAACCTCAAAAAAGGCAAGCCCTCCGAGAAGAAGGATGCCGAGAAGAAGGCTCTTAAAAAGGATGTCAAATATGACAAGAAGTCTAAGAGTTTCGCTCAAATGTTGATGGATATTGCAGCGGAGCGGTTTGGAGGAAAAAAGAGGGGTGCTTTGAAGGATAGTGATTTCATAGATTCTAAAAGGCGCTCTTTTCCTGTGATGTCTGCCCAAGACGTTAAGGATGCCGTCAGTAGCTGGGGCAGATATAAAGGGTCTATGAGCTTCGATGAGTTTAAGGCTAAATTAACCCGCAGAGCTAAGAAAATTGGAGCCGAAAGTGCCCTTCCGAAGAGTTGGACTGAGAAAAAGTAACATGGATTACAAATACACCACCACTTTTGAATCTCCGCTTTTGGCTTGTGAGATTAATGAATCTTCATTGATTTCCAAGGCATCCCTAGAAACCTTAGCGCCTCTTGTCCCTAGTGACATTGATTATGAAAGCAACTTCGATTTATTGGGGGTAGCCTTTAATGCAGCGGTAGTAAACAAATTTAATAAAAATGGGGACGGTATGAACGCGGCGACAGCCGTAGAGTATACTAATAATTTTATTCATAAGCCCACTAACATTGAACATGATAAACAGAAAGTAGTGGGTCATATCGCTGCTGCGGGTTATAGCGAATTTGGATCTAACCAATTATTAACTGTAGAGCAAGTAAAAAACAGCAAAGAACCATTTAATATTGCTTTGGGGGCTGTTTTATATAGAACGGTCAATGAAAACTTTACTACTTTGGTAGAAAAATCTCTCGACCCTGAAGACACTGCTTTCCAGAAAGTTTCTGCGAGTTGGGAAGTGGGCTTTAATGATTATGTTTTGGCGGTCGGGAGTGACATTTTAAGTGAGGCTAGAATTGTAGCAGATCCTGATGAAATTTTAGAACTGCAAGGGTTTTTAAGGAGTTACGGAGGCAATGGAACGACAGATAAAGGTGAGAGTGTTTATAGATTAATTATGGGTGATATTTATCCATTAGGTATTGCATATACACTTAATCCTGCTGCACAAGTAAAAGGTCTCTATAGCGCGAACCCCCCAAAGCCTCAAGTTTTAATAAAGGATAAAAGGGATAAAATTGCACAAAACAATGATTTAAATGTAAACAACGAAAAGAACTCGATTAACATGGAAATGGAAAAGACTCTTAATGAACTTAAAGAACTTCTTTCTGAGAAAAAATTCTCTAAAGAAGCGGTCGCCTCAATGACTGACACTTTCGCTCAAGCCATCCGCGAACGGGATGAACAATACCGCAAGGATATTGAGACGCAAAAGGCAGCTAAAGAAGGCGTCACCAAGGAACATGAGGAATTAAAGTCCTCCGTTTCTGAGATGGAAGAAAAATTAAATGCCGCCAATGAGCGCATTTTAGTTTTTGAAAAAGACAAAAAAGCCGAAGAGGCCGTCGCATCTTTTAACGAGTGCATGGACAAATTGGACGAAACGTTTAAACTCGATGATCAAGATCGCGAGTTTCTTGCTACTGAACTGAAGGGTTTAGAAAACGCAGAGGCTTATAAAGCTTTTGCCTCTAAACTTGAAGTTTTGTGGAAGCACAAAAACAAAGAGGTCCAAGCAGAGTTCGACGCTCAAATCCAAGCGCGAATTGACGAAGAGGTCGCCAAGAGGATTTCTACAGCTTCTACCGACGAGGTGAAGATCGAAGATGCTCTTGATGCAGCCGAACCAACTGATTCTGCCGTTTCTAACTCTAACGAAGCGGTTGCGTCTGAGAAGATCACGCTTCGCGATAAATTTAAAGCGGCCTTTTCCCGCGACAATATTGAAATTTCTTAATTTAACCAAACAAAATTATGGCATTACGCATTCTACCATTCAGACAATACTCTGATCACGATGTCGTTAACCTCTTTTCCGTTATTGGAAGTGATGTGAACGACGCTACAACCGACGCGGGGGCTGGCGATGCTGGCGTCTTCGTGAAGGTCTCTGACGGAAACTTCGATGCAGATCCGATTACCTATCAAACAAACTCATATCTCGGTAAAACCGATTATCCGTTTGTTGGTACTACGGAGATGTATCCTGAAGTTAATCTTAAAATTACAGGAGCTAAAGGTGAAGATCATTGTCTAGGCATGACTCTTTATCAGACCGCTAAGAACGATGAGAACGGCGAAAAGCTGCTCTACCATCCCCAAAAGCAAACAGAACTCCAAGCAATGCTCCCAGGGCAAGCGGTTCCTGTGGCTACTAAAGGTATTTTCACTTTAAGTGCAACTGCTTTTGACGGTCCCATTACCAGCTATACCCCAGGAAACAGAATCAAGCTTTCTGCGGTTACCGCTGGTAAAGTAACTGGTTTTACCACTGTTTCGGCTGCGACTATTACTACTGGAGATTTAGTGGACGAGGATAAGGTCTTTGGCCATGTTCTTGGAACTGGAGTCAGATCTAGCGTCGGAGTTACAACTGACCAATTCGTTGGTAATTATATCGTTGTATCGTTTGATTGCAACTAACTAACAGAAAGGACAATTTTATAATATGAAAATTACTTTAAAAAGAACCCCCGAACAAGTCGAGCTTGTAAAAGCTATGGCTTCTCGTAATCGGACTGTTGCATATGAGGCTCAAGTAGCTCTTGCTGAATTCATCGGACCAGTTTTGGCCGAAGTGCTCAACAACGCTCCTACCGTAAGCAACCTGTTCCAATCACTTCAATTCGATGCTGATGACAATCCAAGTATCCCTCTTGATCTCTACTACAATATCTCTGACGAAGATTACGTCAGGGTTTGGAGTCAGACTCATGCAGGTGGTCTTCCTAGTAACCAAGTGCTGCCGACCGCTTCTGAACTGAAGCTGTCTACTTACAGCCTTGATTCTGCGGTTGATTTTGATCGGCGTTACGCGGCTAAAAGCCGTTTGGACGTTGTGGGCAAGACTTTTGCTCGCGTTGCACAAGAGATTCTCCTTAAGCAGGAGCGGACTTCCGCTAGCCTTCTTATGACCTCTCTTGCTGGCGCTACCATTACGACTTCGCCGCTAGGTAGCGACGTTCAAGTTTTCAAGGGAGCAGTCGCAGACGCTTTCCTCATGGATGACGTTAACAACTTGTTTACTCTCGCGAAGCGGATTAATAGTTCGTGGATCGGAGGAACTCCTACTGAGCGCACTAAAGGGATTACCGATCTTATCTGTTCTCCTGAAGTCGTGGGTAGTATCCGCGCCATGGCTTACAATCCTGTGAATACACGGGGTGGCCGAGGAGACGCAACTGCTGGAAATGGAGCCACCGCCTTTCCTCTGGCAGCTACTGATGAGGTCCGCAACGATCTTTACAGGAATGCTGGTATTAGCAGCTTCATGGGCCTCAACATCTTGGAATATAACGAAATGGGTAAAGGTCAGAAGTTTAATACTCTCTTCGACACCGCTGCTGCTAGCACTTCCTATGCCAAGTGGGATGGCACTGACGCAGGAGTATTCACCACTGATGATGAGATTGTGGTGGGTATTGATCGCACTCGCGATTCCCTTATCCGCGCTGTTGCGACGGACGGGGAAAGCGGAAGCGAATTTACCTTACTCGCTGATGATCAGTATAGCATCCGTCAGAATAAGATCGGATACTTCGGCTCTGTCGAAGAAGGTCGCGTGATTCTCGATAATCGCGTTCTCTGCGGAGTTATTGTTGATCGAGCTTAATAGAAAAAACCCTTCTATAATAGAAAAGCCGCTCCTTCGGGTGCGGCTTTTTTATTGTAATTTATTAGTTAAGTGTATATAATATTGTATGGCTAAGAAAAAAGCAGCTAAAAAGAAAACAGCCCCCTTCAAGGAAGTGACTACGGGACAGGAGCAGCCTTCGAAAAAGGGGTTATTGGAAGAGCTGGAAGAGCTTAGAAACAAAGGCGAAACAAGTAGCGCTCGCTACCAAGAGGTATTGAAAGAAGTAGAAGTTATCTTCGGGGCGGGAGAAACCAATTCTTTTGGGACTACTGATATTAATATCCTAAAAGGAAATCTTGGTGAAATGAGCAAAGCTGAGTTGCAAGGGTTGTGCAGAAAGGTGGGCATTAACCCTTTCTATGAGAAGGATATCGTTATAGGTAACATCTTAAGAGAATTCCGTCGTTTACACAGTGGGAGTATCTTTACAGCCCCACAGTCTATTCCTGCGGTTGAGCTGGACCCAGACGATCCGAAGCATAAAGAAATTCTTGATTGGTTAAATAGCTAAACATAGTGTAATACCCTATATGCCCAACGTATTAGAAGATCTTGCTTCGGGAATTGTAACTACGGAATTCGATAGCGACACAGGGATAGCCACTGTTAGCGCTGTGAGCGGGTGGCTATATGAAAACCTTGGACAAGTTAATACTTATTTATATACCGATTTCGGAGGGGAGGGAGCCACTGGCGCTTATGGTGTCATGGACATCGAGGCTCAGAATGTTCTCAAGGAGCTTTACCTTGGTAATTACTACAATAAGCAAGCGAGAAACGCCCTCAGAGGTATCGTAAGCTCAAGCGTGAGCGGAGACAACGTTTTGTCATTAAGAGACGGAGAAAGCGCTGTGACGTTCGTTAACCGCAATGAGGTGTCGAAGGTCTATAGGGGGCTTGCAAGCGACTGTATGGACAAGGTGACACGATTGGCGGCACAGTATAACATCTACCAAGCACAGCCCCGTCAATTAGGAGGCATAGATGCCAGTGGGTATGCGACACCCTACCCTATTGTTTAGGGGCACTCCTCCTTCTTAGGTGCAGCCTTACTTAATTAAGCGTCTGGGTGTGTATCAAACCAATCTCTACCATCCCCAAGGATCTTGTTTTTGCGTCTCATCGGAACCGAGGGGTCGTTAAGGCGTTTCTTTGGCTCTTCCTTTGGATCTTCGATAGGCTTTTCTTCTTTCTTTTCGAAGAAAGAGCTTTTGCGATCTTTATCTTTATTTTCCATTAAAAGTAGGGTTATAGTATTATGCCGTGAATATTGGACCGCTGCCGCAGCCGCTCATAAAGAAGCCGTTAACAAGATCGTTAGGACCGCCTACCTGAGTAGAAAAGGTAAGGTCAACAGTTTTATTAGATCCGATACTGGAAGAGAACGACTCGCTGTCGAGTTTTACTCCTTTGAGGTCTCCTCTGATGGCTTTCGCTCCCGAGACGCCATCAATGAAGAAGGAAACGTCTTGGACTCCTGAATCTAAAATATTGACAAGGTTAGCTGTGTGCGTATCGTTCATTATGGCACTAATGCTCATGCTCATATCGACAGGAAAATCAACTGAACGGGCGAAGGGGAATTTACTCCCTAAGCGCTGAATTGGACTTCTAGAAAGAGGCAAACTAAGAGAAACGCTTTGGATATGAGCGCCATCAACGCCAGCAATATCTGCGATGCTTTCGCCATCGACAGTAGACAGAGAGACGGTAACATCTCCTGGGCGTAATGCTGTAATTGGAACGCCACCTTTTTCCGTCCCCTCGATTCCCCCATCTGTAGTCGCGTT